GCCAACTAGACAATTTTCTTCGTGCGTACTCATTGAGTCCGGAGACAGTCTTGATTCTATTAATGCTACTGCTACTTCTATTGTTAGGTATATAAGTAAAAAAGCTGGTATAGGAATAGGTGCTGGTTCAATAAGAGCTTTAGGAGCTAAAATAGGAGATGGTTCTGTAGTTCATACAGGATTAATACCTTTCCTTAAATATTTCCAAAGTGCAGTAAAATCTTGTTCACAAGGTGGTGTAAGAGGTGGAGCTGCTACGGTATATCTACCCATTTGGCATTATGAATTTGAGGATTTAGTTGTATTAAAGAACAATAAAGGTACTGAAGAAACAAGAGTACGTCACATGGATTATGCATTTCAGTTTAATAAACTTATGTATGAAAGATTAATCCAAGGTGGTAATATAACTTTCTTTGACCCTAATGATGTACCAGAATTATATGAAACATTTTTTGTTGACCAAAACAAGTTTAAAGAGTTATATGAAACATATGAACGTAAGACATCTATAAGAAAGAAATCATTACCAGCACTTGAAGTATTTCAACAATTCTTAACAGAAAGAAAAGATACAGGTAGAATATATCTTATGAATGTAGACCATGCAAATAAACATGGTGCTTTCATAGAGAGAAGAGCTCCAATTAGAATGAGTAATTTATGTTGTGAAATTAATTTACCTACAACTCCACTTATAAGTCAAGATGATACTGAGGGAGAAATATCTTTATGTACTTTATCAGCAGTTAATTGGGGATTAATAAACGAACCACATGAATTTGAAAAATATTGCGACTTAACAGTAAGAGCATTAGATGAACTATTAGATTATCAAAACTATCCAATACCAGCAGCACAAAGAGGTACGATGAACAGAAGACCTTTAGGTGTAGGTATTATCAATCTTGCTTATTTCTTGGCAAAGAGAGGGCTTAAATATGACAAATCAGCGTATAAAGCAGTTGATGAATATGCTGAAGCATGGTCATATTATTTAATAAAAAGTTCTGCAGACCTTGCTGCTGAGAAAGGAAAATTGATATATAATAATGATACGAAATATTCCAAAGGAATACTTCCTATCGATACTTATAAACGAGCGATAGATAAATTAATAGAGCATGAGGAACGTTTACCGTGGACAGACTTGCGTAAGCAACTCAGAGAAACTGGCATCCGAAATTCAACTCTGATGGCATTAATGCCGGCTGAAACATCCGCTCAGATAAGTAATAGTACAAATGGTATTGAACCTCCTCGAGCTTTAGTATCATATAAACAATCAAAAGACGGTGTAATGGCACAAGTCGTACCAGGCTATCACCATCTAAAAAATAAATACGATTTACTTTGGGAACAAGAGTCCCCAGAAGGATATCTGGCTATATGTGGTATATTACAAAAATATATCGACCAAGGAATATCCGTAAACACATCTTATAATCCAGAACACTTCGAGGATAATAAGGTACCCATGTCTGTTATGATAACAGATTTAGTCACAGCATATAAGTATGGACTAAAGCAATTATATTATTTTAATACTTATGACGGTGCAGGAGAAATGAAAGATGAAGAAATTATTAGGGAAGGTCTCGACGAAATTGAAGCTTCTATTGAAGACGAGGACTGTGACTCCTGTAAAATCTGAATACGAAGAAGATTGGGATATGCTTCCTGACGTAGAAGATTTAGAAAAGATAGTACAACGTGAACTTAAAAAATTAGAGGAATGGGAAATTGCCAATACTACAAAAGAATAAAAAATCACACTTAAAAAAGAACATGTTTTTTGATGAAGGAGTTGATATAGCAAGATATGACCAAGTTAAATATCCACAACTTGATAAAATTACAGAAAAACAATTAGGATTCTTTTGGAGACCAGAAGAAGTAGATGTCTCAAAAGATAAAAAAGATTTCAACGAATTAACAGACCACGAAAGACATATATTTACATCAAATTTAAAAAGACAAATATTATTGGATAGTGTACAAGGACGAGCTCCGAATATGGCATTTCTTCCAATAGCAAGTTTACCTGAATTAGAAAATTGGATTGAAACATGGTCATTCTTTGAAACAATTCATTCAAGGTCATATACACATATAATAAGAAATGTTTATCCAAATCCATCAGAAGTATTTGATAAGATGTTAGATATTCAAGAAATACTTGATTGTGGAAAAGATATCGCTAAGTACTATGATGACTTAATTCTAGATAATAATTCTGCAACAAACACAATGTCACATAAACGTTCTTTATATATGTCAATGCTTTCAGCAAATGCTCTAGAAGGTATACGTTTTTATGTATCCTTTGCCTGCAGTTGGGCATTTGCTGAACTTAAAAAGATGGAAGGCAATGCTAAAATAATAAAATTTATTGCAAGAGATGAGAATACTCATTTAGCTGCAACAACAGTTATATTAAAGAATCTACTTAAAGAAGATAAAGATATGGAAAGAATAGCGAAGAAATATGAAAAAGATGCTATTAAACTCTTTGTAGATGTTATTGAACAAGAAAAAGCTTGGGCTAAATTCTTATTTAAAGATGGCTCAATGATAGGTTTGAATCAAACTATATTAGAAGATTACGTAGAATGGATAGGATGTAAACGAATGAGAGCATTAAGTTTGCCTTGTCCATACACAGTTCCTCAGATGAATCCACTCCCTTGGACAGAGAAGTGGATATCTGGAGGAAATGTTCAAGTTGCTCCACAAGAAACAGAGATTACATCTTATGTGACTGGTGGCGTTAAACAAGACGTAGATGATTCAACATTAAAAGGATTAAGTTTATGATTAAAAGAATATCTCAAATACTATGGGGAAGCCCAGCAGAAGAAGAAGCTATAAAACAACAAATTGAAAAGTCTCCTGACCCAGCAGATTTAACAATTGAAAATGCATATAAAACTAGATGGATATGGTATCATACTATATTAGGTTTATTAATGCTTATGGCTAACTTTATAATGTTGGCTATTTTCTTATTATTAGCTATTAAGTTATAATGGAAAAGAAAATACTGCAGGTAGTTAATCTATCTCCAGACGAGTCTTGGGTAGAAAGAATAGTAAAGGTTCATCCAATGAAACAGATTGCTGTTATGTCTGTAGTTCAAGTATTAGTATTTGCTTTTATGTTATTATGTTTTAAAATTATAGGAGTATTTTTCAAATGAATATAGAAATTTATGGAAAAACACAATGCCCTTATTGTGATATGGCAAAAAGATTAGCACAAAGAGTTTGTAATGAAGCTGAACAACAGAATCATACATATAATTATTATCAACTAGAACAAGATTTTAATAGAGATTTTGTACTAGAAAACTTCCCAGGAGCCAGAACATTCCCACAAATAAGAATCGATGGTAAAAATATAGGTGGATATACTGAATTTGAGGCATACGTTAAATGATATTAGAATGCGAATATTGCTATTCCCGTATTGTTATCAAACCAGATGATAGAGAAACTAAAGTCAATTTTTGTCCACATTGTGGAGAACCTACAGAGGATGAAGAGAACGAGGAGTTAAATTTTAACCATGATTAATTTTGAAAGCTTTACAAGAAGAATGTGGTTAGATAACTGTGATGAGAACAAAGCATTTGGTTCTAAAGCACATACATATGAAGAGTATATAAATTTATATGAAGATTATCTAAAGAAAAGGTTTGAAGAAGACAAAGGTCAAGTAAATGAAGAAAGAAGATAAAAATTTCCATATTAATTTTTCGCCAATGTATTTTGCATTTGTAATTATGGTATTAATGTTGATATTTATTCCATGAGTTGGAAGTATAAAGGCATTGAATTTACGCCGCCAGAGAATTTTACTCCTGACGAGATGTATGGTTTTGTCTATTGTATAACAAATAGAGCCACAAATAAAAAGTATATAGGTAAAAAGTTCTTTTGGAAAGCTAAAACACTACCTATAACTAAGAAAAGAAAACGTAGAAAGAAATTAAAGGTTGAATCAGACTGGAGAGAATATTGGGGTTCAAATAAGAATCTGCAAGAAGATGTAGAGAAATGTGGCCAAGATATGTTTTATAGAGAGATATTACATCTATGTAAAACTAAAGGAGAATGTGCTTATATGGAGACAAAAGAGCAATTTGACCGAGAAGTGCTATTAAGTGAGAAATATTATAACGGAATCATCAATTGTAGAATAGGCGGAAACGCTGTAAAAAACTTAAAATAATTGTTTACATTTGTCCCAAAGTATGATATAATATATACTATATGAAAAAATATAAGAATAACGTTATTCCTTTCCCAACGAAAAAGGAAATAGACGAGAAGAAAGAAGCTGAATATTTAAACAGTTTAAGTAATGAATGTGTTGAAGATGCTCACTTTCTTCTTGAAGTATTAGAAGAATTCATCAAAACAGGCCAAGTAAGTGAGGGTTTAGTAGATATGAATTTTAGAGATGAAACTGTTCAAGAAGCAAGAGATATGTTTGTAATAGTTAATCTTCTAAATTCAATGTTTAATAGATACTATGGTTTACCACATGGATTACATCAAGTACTTGATAGCGCTTATATTAAAGTAAAAGAAATGATACAAGTCAATGAATTAGCTCAAGATGATTATGAGATGTATTTAACGCCAGAAGATAATTATGATAATGAAATAAGTTATTTTAA